GTCTATTTCCGCCAATCTCTCCTCTTCTACGCCTATCCATGGTTCGTTCATGGCGCGATCGTCCTCTTCCAGAAGTATCGCTACCCATTCCATGTCTACCTCCGCCACCATAATCAGGCATTATGTTTGTCCTCCTCGCATCATCATACTAAAAGGATTAGCATTTGTCATTGGATTAAAATTCATAGGCAGTGACGCAAGGCCACCATTTCTCATTGGCTTAAAGCTCCCTGTCGGTAGCTGTTGGCCATAAAAATCTTTAAACGCAAGATCGTATCCAATAGCAGGAACTTCTTTAGGTAACTGAGCTCCTCCTTCACCTCGATCTTCGCCTTCTTCAGGAACGTCTGGATATAAAATTTCCATAATATCGTCTGGCGGCCTGTTGCCTCCTCGATCATCAAATGGGTCACCAAACGTTGATTTATCCAACATAAGATTTTTTGTATCTAAATCAAAACCAAGAAAACCAGGGAGACTTGCAAGCAAACCACTTACACCAAACGTTGGAACTTGCCCAAACTGACCTATTCTTTTATTACCAAGCATTACCACATTTTTTTGAGCAAACGGACCGGTCGTATAGTTTTTTAAATTAACTTGGTTGGGGTTTATATTTTGAGTTTTTAAAGCATCATAAAGTGCAAGCGTGTCGGTGTAATTAATATCGCTAGGTTTGTCTGCTTGTTCTTTCATTTTTTGCGAGAACATTTGTCTTTCTCGCTCTTCAGCCAATCGTGATTTAGCTACCTCCGCCTCTGTATTAGTAATATCTGTTTTAGCCATGTCTGCCAGCCTGTCTCTTGTTGCTTGAGACATGCCGTTTCCGCCGCCGTAACCGCTACCTTGTCCTTTCCCCATGCCTGCATCAGAAGCGTCGCCGCTGCCGGGTCCGCCAAAACCTTTTGAATCACCATAATCAGGCATTATAATCCTCCGTTAGGCTTCATGACGTTAGCCGTTATTTTATCCATGTTCGCTGTAATCTTTTCTGCTTTGTCCATAACTTTGTTTACAGAATCTTTTTCTAGCTTCTCTGTAGCGATAGCTGATCGAAGTGCGATAGCATCTTTTTGTTGATCAATCTTTTGACGATCTGTTGTTTTTTTATCTTTTACTTTTTTCTTTTCGAGTCCAAGACGTTCATTGGCTTCTTGTGCTTTTCGCATCATGTCTTGTTGTTTGACTTCGAGTTCTTCTCGTTTGAAGTCGAGCAACGGATCATTTGAAGAATCTTTTAATAGTTCTTCATACTCTGCTACAAACTCTGCAATTAATTCTGACCCACGTTCTGCAACTCTTGATTGCATCTCCATCATCATTTGTTGCTGCATCATCTGTTGTTGCTCAGGCGGCAGCTGTTGCATTTGCGCTTGAACTTCTTGTTGTATCTCTTCTTGTGCCTTCAGTGATATGTGTTGCATAATGTGCGCTTGTAAGTTCGCCATAACAATAGGACTCGATTTAACCACTGTGCTGTGCATCATAGCAAAGTGTGCCTCAATGTGAGCATCGTGATTCTGACCAGGGAACGCCTGTGCTGGCATGCCTGCTAGTATCTCAGAGTTTTCTGTAGCTGGATCTTTTGGCTGTGGTTGTGGCGGTGGCGATAAAATTGCCTCAATGTTTTGTACGCCCATGGCTTCATACATTCTTCGATACGCTTCATGAATATTGTGCATCTGCGGTGCCGCTTGTGCTAATTGCAATTGCTGTTGTGCAAGTGTTACTCTTTGAGTAATAGAAAAAATATTAGGATCTGATACAGGGATCACATCAATACGTGCATCAAAGTCTTGTGCTTTGACGGATTGATTGCCGCCTACAATTTGATACGGATAAACAGGAGGCAATGTTTCTGCAAAAAGTTTTGATAATAATTTAAATTCTTTACCTTGTGCTGAGTGCATTCTTTTGTGAATAGCAGACATCACTTTCATGCCACGCTCAAGCAGTGCCATGGTTGTGCCCACAGGATTAACTTCGTTACCTTCACCTAGTTTCATATCAGCTACAGCTGCAAAAGATTTACCGCTGTCGATTACAAAACCAAGTAGATTAAATAATGTGCCTGATGGTTCTTTGTACGGCAAGGTCATCAACGACGCACGCAGGTCACCAGCGGGCGCATCAACATCTCTGAACTCGCCAGGAACTAATGGTTGATCATCGTCACGGATTCTTAGTCCGCGAGCTTTAAACCCAGCAGGTAAGTTGACGAGTGTGCCGGCATCGATAAGCTGTCGTAGTACAGAGGTTGCGGTTTTTGTGAGACCACCCAACATATGGATAAGACCAAAACCATAAAAACCAAGACCTGGCAAAAATTTATAATGTACGAAGTATTGTTTTTTAATTTTAAGTGGATCAGTCTCATTCCAGTTTCTTCTTATTGAAAGTATTTCGTTTGAATTCTCTTCGATAGTTACAATATACGGTAAGCGAATACCAGTCTCTTCGCCTGCCTCATTGGCATCTTCATAGCCCGGAAGATCGAGGTCAACGTGCATTTCAAGAAGAGTGTAGATATCATCTTTTGTGTAAACTTTATGCTTGCCGTCCAGCTCGTCTATTTTTGATTGTACTTCGCTGACATCAGAATCATTAGAAGGACTGCCCACAGGAATGTCACGATAGAAACCAGACACTTGAAATTTTCTTAAATCGTTAGCCATCATTTTAACAACGTGTGTAATGCGTGAGCATGTGTGTAGGTCTGTAGCTTGGTACGGAACAACCAGATCTTCTGATGACACAAACTTAGAAACAGGTCGTCCTAAAGTATTGTCAAAATATATTTTACGAAACGCCGAACCTGATAGGGGGAGATGAAAAAGCATCTGATCAAGTTCGGGTTCGTATTCCTCCATGACGTGGGTAAGTTGGAAATTCATAAATTCTTTAACACGTTTTGACTGAGCTTCGACCTGTGGATTGGTCATGCCCATAATCTGTGTTTTTACAGGTCCGCCTGCTGGAAATAATTCTTTGTAAGATTGTGCTTGAAACTGTGTTACAGATTCTGCGAGCAACGGGTGAGAGACACCTGATGCACCTGGAAAGGGACTTGTCCGGTCTTCGTATTTCATGCCCAACAACTCTAGTCCTTCTGCATAGGTCGACGACCATTCTTCACGAGAATCTTTGTCGCCTTCGTACGCATCAGAAAGTTCTCTTGCAATTACGTCAAGATCGCCTTCTTCCATGTTCTCAGAAAGGTTTTCATTGTGTCCACCCATCATCGGTTGTGATGAGCCAAAGTTTATAGTTGCGCCACCGTCAGCATCGAGCTCTGGGTCGCCGTCCATAATATCTACTTCTTGCGCTCGAATATCGAACTTCATTTGTTCTTTGAGCGGCATCTCCCTGTCAATAGCCATTTTAACCTACCATTTGCATTATGCCTTCACTACCACGACGTGAAGCCATCATTGAATCTTGTCCTGAATACATTCGTTTAAAATCTTCAAAAGAATCGATGCCGTCTGGCAACATGTCTTTTTCTAAAAGTAAATCATAAATCATAAACTGATCACTATCCTCTAGTTCGGATAGTCGACCTTCTTTCATAATTTGCATAATAGACTCTAGCTCATCTGTGCTCATTCTGCCTTCAGGGTCATCAAGGAATGGGGGTGATTTATACTCATCATCATCATCTGCACTTGCCATCATCGAACCAATTCCTTTTTTAGAATCTCTTAGTTTCATTGCCGAAGGACCAAACAACATTTTTTCTGCTTCTTGCGCTGCGTCTTTTTCTGACATGCCACCTTCATCCATAAGTCGTTTCATTAACATTTGCATTTCTTCAGCCGGACCTAGACTAAAACCTCCGTTGTCAAAACCAATACGACCGCCGTTAGCACGACCTAGTTGAAAACGTCTTCTTGTTTCAACGTCTGCTGCGATACCCTCGTTTATACCAGGGCTCATGGCTTTTCCGTCTAGATCGATTATGCCGGACATATATCTATTTAAGAACTGAGTTACTTCATCTTTAGACTTTTCTGGGTACATGTCTTCAATGACGGCTCTTATTTGTGTCTTTTTACTGTCCATATTAGGTTACCTTTTTCTTAGAACGTTCTACGTTCTTAATCTTACCCTTGTTAATGCTTGCATAGAATACATTCTTTCCCTTCTTTTTACCATAAGTTTTTTTCATGGATTTTAATATCTTCTTACCTTTCTTGTTCAGGGGCATCTAAGTTTCTCCAAAATTCATCTAGAGCATTATGCTCACAGTTAATACAATCACAGTCCTCAATCGGGCAAGAACCTCCATTACCGCAATGGCAGCTATGTTCACAGTGTTTGCAAAGAGGCGGACTCTCTAGCATTTCCAGCGCTTACGAGCTTGACGCAACCTAGAATTAGGATCTTTTGCGGCTTTCGGGAACTTCTTCATTTGTCCCGCACTTCGTGCACAAAAGGATTTACGTCTCTTCGCAGCTTTGCTGCCTTTCTTTACTTTACCTGTTACAGCTGTTTTTAACTTCGATCCAGGGTTATCACGGCGATATTTGGCAACACCAGCCTTGGTCATGCCTGCTCCAGACTTGGTAGACCTGAAATACTTCTTAGTTTTCGGTGGTTGTTTATCCTGTTTTCTTGCCATGCTTCTTCCTAATAGCTTCTTTACCCTTTTTAAAAATACCTGCTACTTGTGATTTGCCCATCACTTTAGCACGTTGTTCACCAACTGTCAGTATTTGAATTTTACGTGCGTAGGGTTTATTTATTTTTTTAACTTTAGCAACTGTTTTTCGTGCATCTGTTGGTGTTGCAAACTTAATCTTTACCGTATCTTTTGGATTCTCATCTGTGTAAAGCCGTCTGCCAGAACCTTTTGGTTTTTTACCTGTTCCTACTTTTGGATCTTTTGCCATTTTTTAGAACACCTTTCAAAGTTTTGGCTTGCGCCGCATGTGTCTTGGATGCTTTGGTCAAACCTTTAATAACTTTTTTAACCTTATTTTTATTCTTTTGCTTCATTAGATGATACCGAGAGATTTATAATATTTTTTTGAACTTGGGTTGCCTGTACGTTTGTACGTTCCTTTACCCTCAGGATACGTCAAGTCAATAAAACTTCCTATGTATCCGCCGTCCGCTGCTTTTTTTCTGTTTGCAAATGTTTTTACATTTGTTGGTTTGCCACCGACACCTTGTGCCTTGGCTCTTTTACGTGATACAGCAGAACGCTTCTGACTGTCTGACATCCTCGCTGCTTTTGCAGCAGGTACACATTTTGGATATTTTCTTTTGGCGTCTGCTTTTTGTTTTGATCGACCACATTTTTTATGGCCGCCGCCTTTTTTCTTAGACCCTATGTCAACCCAATTTTGTTTGAACCATTTATCTAGTCCGTTTCGACTAGCCATGTTAAGCGACCTTCGTTACTTTAGCTCTGCCCGACATAATGGCGCCACAACCGCGTGCTACAAATTTTTTCTTTACACGTCCACCATTTTTAAGACCTTGTGCTTTTAATCTTTTGGTTGCTTCAACCAAACCGCCTTTGGCTTTGCTTCCGCGAAAGTCTTTTCGTTTTTTCCCAGAGGGATCTTTTATTTTTCCAGCGCAGATCTTAGAGGCATAAGCGTTCGCATAAGCTGATGGATAAACATCAAACTTTCGTTTTGCTGCAGCCTTACCTCTGGGACAAAGTTTTGTCATATTACGGTTTTCTTAAATCAGCCTTCATCATGCCGCCGCCACGTTTAGGTACTCTTTTTTTATTTTTCTTGTCTTTTTTCTTAGTACGTTTCTTCATACCTTTTTTGACTTTACCACCACGCTTCATACCCATCATGCTGTTTTTTACTTTTTTCTTCATTCCTGGCATTGTTACGCCCTCCTCTTGTTGTTTTTAGTTTTTTTCTTAGAAGTCTTCTTTTTCTTCTTCTTCTTTTTGATTACACCTCTGCCCATTAATATATCAGCTTTGGTGATTTTTCCATCTTTATTTAGGTCTGGAAATTTTTTTCCCATGTCTATATCTCCTATAAGACTGTCGTTTTAAAACTGTGCCCTCGTAATAATCCTTAGGCCAGTTGTCATAGTATCCAGTTTTGCGTAAGTTGTCACTAGCTTTTTCTAATTCATCAAACTTTTGTATCAAGACCATCATAAACTCGTTTTCTGGTGCCCAATCGCCTGTATCCAAGAACTCAACTTCTTCGTCCTCTTCTTCATCTTCTGGGTGAAAACACATCAAATAAATGTCTTGTGGTACAAAAACAATGTTGTACGCATGGGTAATGGCCGCCAGCTCCTCAGGTTCCATGCGAATATCGTTGCAGGCAACGATTACGATCTGGACGTCAGGCGTCTTTGCAATCTCCACACCTTTAATAATTTCATCGATAAAACTATCCCAGTTGTGTACTTCAAGGATTTTATATTTGTTTTGCAGTCGCGCCGCACGTGCATACGGGCACACAGGCACATTGCCCAGATGTTTGTTTTTTGGTTCTAGATACTTCTCGCACCAGTCGAGAATATCTTTGGTCATGGTCATTCTATAATTTTTTTAATCTTTAATCGTCCCATGTCTTCGTATACAACGGCCTCTACTTCTTTGCAGCTCATGTAGATGCCTTCTTGATCTTCTCCGATATTCCTAGTGATTAAACGTTTTTGTTTTAAACAATCCGAGAGGCCTTCCGTAGGCACCATTTCTACTGTCGAACCGTTCTGTATCATGAGTATTGCAAATACAACTTTAATGGTTTCCATTCTTTCGTTCCTCTAAATCAATCAGCCTCTCTTCGTGAAACTGGATGATCATATCGTTTTTTAATATCATGGGTATCTCGGCTTCCATTTGTTCTTTTAATTTTTCTACGTTCTCTGAAAGGTACTCGACCAACATGTAAAGCTCCTGGACCTGTGGACTGACCATATCGCCTTTAGGAACGCCGTCGATAAAAGAATTAGCCGCTTCTAAATCTTTTTCCATAAGTTGTAGTGTCGTTTCGATAGAATTTAATCTTTCAATAATTGTAAAAT